TGCGGTTGTTAATGTCAATGCCACCAACCTTTTCTCCACACTTTTCACCAATGGCTTTACTAGGCTTACTGGCGTGTATGGGGTTAGGTTTAAGCTGTGCTTTAAGCTGCAGGTTGCCTCTACCCCGTTTCATCAGGGCCTGCTGTCACTTAGTTGGCAGTACGGTTCGCTTTCCACCAGTACTACTGTATTTCAGCGCGGTTCTCGCGCTGAGACAGCCACCAACATTCCTCACGTCAGGTTGGATTTGTCTGAGCTTACGATGGCAGAAATAAACATCCCATTCCTCAACGTTTTGGAATTCATGGCCTTGGATCAAACCGAGGACTATGGAAACCTTTCAGTTGTGGCTTTGTCTGCAGTGCCTTCTGTAGCGGCCCTTGCATCTCCGACCTTTGAGCTTTACTGCCATTTGGACGACTTGGAGCTTGTCGGCATTGAGCCGGCAGCCACAACACTTGTGACAGTGAACTCTGGAAGACTTGTCAAGATGGAGAAGGAGGTGGAGGAGGATGCTAGGCCCCTCAGCAGTGCCGCAGCTGCTCAGTCAAGAGCGCTGCGTTTTATAGCACGCGGCGTTCCTATGCTTTCCTCTGTAGCCAATTCGGCTGCTTGGTTCGTTGACGGTTTAGGCGGCGCGCTTAAGGCGTGGGGCTGGTCCAAGCCTGCTGTTTTGGATCCAGTCACCCGTGTTGCGCGGTTCTGCAATGTTGCTGAGTTTAACGTGGATGCGCCGTCAGCCACACAGGTCTTAGCGCCTATGTCCAACAATCACTTGGTCGTGTCGCCGTCCTTTGCTGGTACGGACGTGGACGAGATGGCTTTGGCATACGTGCTGGGCTGTTATTCTCAAATAAACCAGCCAAATTTTGGAACAGCACTGATTCACGGCAATGTCATCTGGGGCATGAAAGTGTCCCCGTCGAACATGTGGTTTCGAATTCCAGCAGCAGGTTTCCCCTACGGGAACATCAACCCACCTGCCACTATCGATGTCACCAACAATTCTTTCCAGCCTTCGCACCAGTTTTTCTGGGCGCAGATGTTTCGTCAGTGGCGTGGCGGTTTCCGATTCAGGTTCACCTTTGTCAAGACAAAGATGCACGGTGGGCGTGTGCTTGTCGCATACAACCCAGTTTTGAACTACAACATCGACACGCCAGTGGCTGGGACTAATTCTGTGGCTGGTCCTGAGACCAATGCAGGCTTGATTCAGCCTTTTGGCTACACGAAGATCTTTGATCTGCGTGATGGCAATTTGTTGGAGTTCGACGTTCCGTACACTTCATCTTTCCCGTATCTGCCTTTTGGCAGCTCTATGGGTGACATCACCATGACAGTTTTGGATCCGTTGCAGGCACCAAATATGGTTGCCCAGTCTGTAAATATTGTGGTGGAGGTTTCTTGTTTGCCAGGATTTGAGCTCGCCGTTCCTTGCGGCCTGCAGTATCCCCCCCACCCGCTGGGCACACCTTTGGCCCAGTCGGGGAGGATGGTAGCCACTACGCCTGACCACACCATAGGCGATCGTGCTGCT